AAGACCACCGCCGTCACCGTCGCCGCCAACGAGTATCAGGCGCATGTCGTGCAGGTGAAGGACTGCTGGACACCGACCTATCTGGCGCAGGCGATCCTGCGCGAAATCGGCCTGCCGCCGGTGCGCGGCGTCGCTGCCATGGTCGATGCGATCGGCGCGCAACTGGCGCGCAGCGACCGGCCCCTGATCATCGACGATGCGCAGTATCTGTTGCGCAAGCGGATGATCGAGCTGGCCCGCGACATCTATGAGAGCTGCCAGGCCCCGGTGATCCTGGTGGGCGAGGAGAAGCTGCCGCAGGACCTGACCCGGTGGGAGAACATCCACAACCGGCAGCTTGCGTGGGAGCCCGCGCTGGCCTGCAACATGTCCGACGCCGAAAAGCTCGTGCCGATCTATGCTGCGGGTGTCGATGTCGCCGATGATCTGCTGGCCGCGATTGTCGATGCCTCTGGTGGCTCGATCCGGCGGGTGGCGACCAACCTGGCCTCGGCGCGCGAGCTGGCCAGGGGCCGGGGGCGCAGGTCCGTCGATCTCGATCTGTGGGGCGCGCACCCGTTCACCACCGGCCAGCCGCCCACGGTGCGGCGGGTCGAGGATTTCCGCCCTGTGGCACGACCTGAGCGGGCCGACACGGTTGTGCCGCTCGCGGCTGACGCAAAGGTGGTGCGGTCATGAGCGACCTGTTCGAGCACATTTGGGCTGCGGTGAAGGACCTGCCGGAAATGCACTGGCAGGACGTGGCGGCGCGCGGGTGCGGCGAGGACACGGCCAAGCGATACCTGCGGCTCTGGCTCAGGGATGGCCGCGTAAGGCAGAGCCGCATCGGCCCGGCCGGCAAGCGGTTCTACAGGCCCGCCCATCAGCCGCCTGTCGGGCTTGAGCCCGCGAGCGGAGAGGCCACGCCCGAGGGCAACATGTGGCGCGCAATGCGACGTTTGGTGCAGTTCAGCCCCACGGATCTTGCCGCGCACGCCAATGCCGGCGGCGTATCGGTGACGGTCGAGAAGGCCCGCGCCTATTGTCGGCAGCTTCTGGCGTCGGGACATCTCAAGGTGCGGCAGACGGCCGTTCCGGGCCAGCGCGAGGCGCTCTACCAGATACTCGAGGATACCGGCCCGCGCCCGCCCCGGCCGGTGCGCCTGGCGGGCATCCTCGATCCGAACACCGGGGCCTTCACGCCTGTGAGAGGCGGTGCGGCATGAGCGCGATCGACACCGCCCGTGAATTCTGGGGAGAGGGCATCCCCGACTGGGTCGAGGCGCTGGCGCTGGCCTGCGACCGCTCCAGCCAGAACAAGGTGGCGCAGGAAATAGGGCGCAGCGCGAGCCTTGTGTCCAATATCCTGCGCGCGCGCTACCCAGCCGATACCAGCGTCGTCGAGGACCTCGTGCGCGGCCATTTCATGGCGGAGGCCGTCGAGTGCCCGGTGATGGGCACAATCGGCAAGCAGGTCTGCCGCAAGTGGCGCGGCCGGGCCGGGCATTTCGAGAACGTCAATCACCAGTATGTGACCATGTACCGGGCCTGCAATCGCTGTCGCTTGCACAGGGGGGATGAAAATGCCCAAGAGACGTGATGACAGCCTGGACGCCGCCGTGATCTCGCTGGCGCGGCAAGGCGTGCGCGCCTCCGATATCGCGCGGCGGCTGGGCGAGACGCCGAACCGCGTTCACTCCGTTCTGCACTTTCTGCGACGGCACGGGGCCACGTTTCCACCGGTGCGGAGCGGACCGTCGCCCGACAAGCAAAAGGCAAGGCTGACCCGGCTCAATGCAGAGATCCGCGACGGGCTGGAACCCCATGCCATCGCACGCGGGATGAGCGTCAAGGAACTGGCGCTGCACCTCCTCGAGGCCGTCGTGCGCGACGATCTGGTGGCGGCCGTGCTCGACGACGCGGGAGGCCAGTCATGAGCGCGCGCTGGAGCGAAGACGAGATGCTGCGCCTCGCCGCGTCGGGCGTCGCCAAGGTCGATCTGCTCGGGTGCCGCGGCACGACGCTGTGCTCGATGGAGGAGATCGCCGCCATGGCAGCCGTCTGCGCGATCCACGGTGTCGGATCAAATCCCCCTTCAACCCCCCCTTCAACAGGAGATGACAATGTCTGAATTCACCCCCCATCCGGTGCCGCCTGGCATCATCGAGGAGAACGGCCGCCGCAAGATGGTCGATGCCAAGGGCCGCGAGGTGCCGGTCGATCTGGTGAAGCCGCAGGATCAGCTGATGGACGAGCAGGTGCGCAAGATCGCGGGCTACGCGCTGGCGCTGAGCGACCAGCTCAGGCGGTTCAAGGAGCACACGTTCGACGATATCAGCGATTTCGAGGCGCTCCTCGCGCAGGAATACCAGACGCGGATCGGCGGGGCGAAGGGCAACAAGACCCTCACCACCTATGACGGGCTTTATCAGGTGCAGGTGCAGGTGCAGGACCGGGTGGATTTCGGCCCCGAGCTGCAGATCGCCAAGGGCCTGATCGACGAGTGCCTCAACGAATGGTCCGCCGACAGCCGCCCGGAAATTCAGGCCATCGTCACCCGCGCCTTCAACACCGACAAGGAAGGCCAGATCAACCGCGCCGAGATCTTCATGCTGCTGCGGCTCGACATCGCCGATCCGCGCTGGAACCGCGCCATGGACGCCATCCGCGACGCCATGCGCGTGGTCGGCAAGGCGACGTATGTCCGCGTCAAGCACCGGCCCAACACCGACGCGCCCTGGCAGACGGTCCTGCTCGATCTGGCGAAGGTTTGAGGGGATGCGCAGCATTCCCAAACGCGATGCGGGTCGGCTATGCTGCGGGTCCGGGGCGATGATTTGCCCCGCGCTCTTTGACAGCGTGAAAACCCCAGACCGGCCGGGTCGAGCGGCGGGCTTGAGCCATGTGCTCGCCCGCACGCTCCCCGGCCCGGTCAGGGGGGCCGAAGACCGGCATTTGACAATCAACGCGAACCGCTGCATTCTGGTGGCGTTCGGATGCCTTTTAGCAGGGGCACGAACCAGACTACCGATGGCGGTTACGCCCCGACACGGCGTCTCACATGAGACGATCCTTCTCCGGGTGCCGCATGCGAATGTCCAGGGCTTCGGCCTAAAGGCATGTGGAGAACTGTCCATCGGCAGGTCTGCTAACACCCGGGGGCTGTGTGCCCCCCGTAACCGATGGAGTGATCAAAATGTCTCAGACAGACATAACCCTACCCGCCAATATCGGGCGGTCCGAGGTCCACGACCTGCCGGGCCGTCCGCCCTTCATGCTGATCCGAGATATTGCGGAGATCGTGAGCATCAAGACGGATACGATGCAGAAAGCCTTCCGACGCCACAGGAACCAAATTCCGGCGGGCTATTTTTTCGTGCTCTCGGAGGTCGAGTTTCTGGCGCAGTTCGGACATGGTGTCCGCACTGCCGAGCGAAAGCGCACCGATCTGGAGCAGGTCGGGCTGACCGAAAAGGGGGCCATCCTGCTCCTGAGCCTGATGACCGGACCGGACGTTCTGGCGGCGCGCATCAGCCTCATCGACAGCATCTTCGCGCGCCACGAGGCGGAGCGGCAGGCGCTGCGGCGGGAACTGTCGATCGACCGGCAGGAGTATATCGGCAAGAAGGTGATCCGGCAGCGCATCGCTGCGGCGGCGGAGGTTGGCGACAGCTATCTGCAACTCTATGGGCGCTGGCAGCATTCGCACCGGGCGCTGACCGCCGAGATCGAGGCGATGCGCCTGCGCGGGTATATCGCGCCGGATGCCCTGGTGCCGCCGCTTTACATCCTGCTCGACCTGCAACGGAAGGCCAACAGCATCGCCGCCGAGATCGAGGACACCCGGCAGATGCGCCTTGGGCTGGAGGGCTGAGCGATGAAAGACACGTTTCAAGACCTCGTTGCCTGCAAAGAGGCCGTCGCGCGGCAATTCGAGGGTCACAGCCTCGATATTGCGAAGATCGTCCTGCTCAGCATGTTGCGGGATACGATCCGGTTCGAAATGGGCACGCCGGACCTGATCGCCGAGCGTGCGGATCAGGTCGCGGAATTCATCAAGATGCCGGACGACGAGGCCGGCCATGTGTAAGGGCAGCGACGATCCCCGCGACATGGTGGGAGACGCCGAGCGCGCCGTGTTCGGCCTCGCCATGCTGTTCAGCGGCAATCAGGAGACGCCCCATAACGGCGACGTGGCCGCGCTTTTGTTCCTGCTGCACGGGCAACTCGCCTGTGCCACCAAGAAACTGGAAGGCTTCGTGCCCCGCCAGTAACTGCGCGCGGCCCCCTCTGACCGGGGGGGCCGCGTCATGAACCGGTCCCTCCACAAACTGATCTTCGCCGCCTGCCGCCAGCTTGGCCTCGACGACGAGGCGCGGCGCGATTTGCAGGTGAGCGTCACCGGCAAGGCGTCCTTGCGCGAGATGAATGACGGCGAGTTGAAGCTGGTGGTGAACCGGCTCAAGCAAAACGGCTTCGA